TCACGTGAGGTCCACGGCTTCCTGGAATTCCAGAGGTTCGCCTCGGTGGACCTGACGCCCCCACATGATTTGAGGGCGCAGAGAGTTCCCTTCGATCTGCTTGATAACGTCGCGCATGTTCATGGTGTCGGGCGCTGTGACGTGCCAATCGAACGGGCTGACCAGCGGTGCGTGAAGGTCGAAGTATTTAGTCATGCTCGGGCTCTCTCTCGGATGTCTGCCAGCTCTTGCGGTGTGTACTCACGTCCCGGCCTCCACACGTCGCCGTAGTGAGTCAGTCGTCCGTCATCCCGGTAGGTGCAGTGCAGGCACCAACCGGAGACTGGATCGAACACGTGGTCATGCATGTTGTGACTCCTCCTGCATGATGCGGAGCGGGGTGGGAGTGGTTGCGGAGGTATGGCCCCCCCACAACGGGAGGGAGCCAGCCGAGTGCACGACGCATCGAGAGCGGTCGGGCCGTATCGGCATGGCACGAGCGGTGAGGCTCGTCACGGACGGGAGGCGAAACGGAGGCACAAGGCTGGGCGGATGCGGTGCCCGGTCATGCCTTGACCACCGCTCCCCCGTTTCTCGGGGTGGCTGGCCCCGACATCATCGGGAGCCCTTGTTTCGCAGTCGCCCTCTGCGGGTCTCGCCCGCGTGGCGTCGATCGTGAGTATTCAGTTATCGCCCCTCGTCAGGGCGGTGGTGGTGGTCGCTGTCTCTGTGTCGGCTTTCCTGTCATAGACACAGACGATAAGCGCCCCGCACAGAGACACGCGGCATTGGATTGCTATCGGCGTGTCGTGATATCTGTGCAGGGTTGCGGTATCGTGTGCGCTATGACACTGATCAATGACACTGGGCTCACTACTCTGGCTCAGCGGATCAAGGTGGCGCGACAGATCGCGGACCTGCGGCAGGAGGACCTAGCGACGGCATGTGCCGTGTCGCGGTCAGCCGTCAATGAGTGGGAGCATGGACGCTCGGAGCCGAGCGCTACGCGCATGTTCGCTATCGCTGCTGCAACGAATCAGCCCCTCAGCTGGTTCGCTGAGGGGCTGTCGGTGTGCGCCCGAAGAGACTCGAACTCCCAACCTTCTGATCCGTATCATGACGGCTTCTGGTCCCCCGAGCGGGCGCGGGTATGGGCTCAATTCTACTGTCAGGAAACGACTGACACCGAATCGACGTACTCGGCATGGTCGGTATGAGCGCTCGTCGGAGGCGTCGTGAGCGCGACACGCTCGAATATCTAGGTGCCGCCCGTCGATTCATCCGGGCCGCTGGTGAGCGAGTAGCCGAGGCGGATGAGTTCGAGTTGGCCGAGCTGGTGGCTTTGCGCGACGACCTAGAAGAGGCGATCAGGACCGCGATCCGTGGTCAACGCGGCTACGGCCGTTCATGGGCGCACATCGGCTCGGCCCTCGGGATCAAGAGGCAGAGCGCCCAAGAGCGCTACGGAAAGACCGAGGGAGCCGGGCCGGTCGAGGCAGACCGCCGAGCCCCAAGCGAGGTGGTGCATCCTGCGCCCGGCTCCCTCGAAAGGCTCAGCGCGTGACGTACTGCGTGACGTGCGGAGAGGGCCACCCGACGCTCAACCCTGCTGCATGGCTGGAGCACGCTCCCAGCGGTGCGCACATCTTCCACCCGTTCGTCTACGGAGGCTGACATGGACACCACAGTTGCCGCGCTCTTCGGAATCGCCTTCGGAGCATCCATCGTCCTGATCTTGGAATGGGTCGAGTCAAAGCGATGAGCACGTATCTAGAGAACCGGAGTCAGTGATGCCCGAGGGTAGCCCGATTGACCAGTGGTGGAAGTCTCATCTGCCCGCCAAGGTCACGACATCGAACGATGCCGAGCGCGTGTGCCTCATCGTGCCGCCGAAGCTAAGCCCGTACTGCGGGCGACGTAAGCGAGTCAAGATCACGTTCGATCCTGCCGAGGCGAAGTGCTCTGAGTGCACCGCGGCATGGAACACGGACCACCAGTTTGGGAGTACGACGTGACCGCCTACCGATTCGTCACGCTGACGTGCGACCGATGCCACGAGATATGGGACGACGGTGGCTCGTACAGCGCGGCGTCAGCGCGTCGCTCTGCCAGCCGTGAGGCCGGGTGGACTCAGCACCGCCGAGGCGGCGACCTGTGCGGCGTTTGCAGCGGCACGCACGAGCGCATCCCAGGATTCGAGGACTCAGTGCGTCTGCGCACCCAACCGATAGATCAGGACCACAAGTTTGGGAGTGAAGCATGAAATTGCAGAGCACATGGGGCCGCGTCGTCCGGTCACCGATTCCGGATCGCGGCCAGGCAATCATCATGGCGGGCGACCAGTTCGAGGACGGCCTGTACCGCGTGGTCGTGGGCTACGACGTGAGCCCGGAGACCGTGTCGGAGATTGAGGCCGCTATCGAGGACCGTGAGCGGGTGGTGGCGATGGTGAATGCCATCAACGCGCTGCTGAGGGACCACACGAACGGGAGTTGACATGGCCGGAACCGCGCACATCACTCACCAACTCACGCGTTGGCCTGGCAAGCCCACGTCGGGCCGGTTCGTCTATCGCTCGAAGGCTCGTCCTGGCCGCTGGTGGTGGCAGTGCGACCTTTGCGAGCAGCCTGACTACGAGGACGACGCTCCGGGATTCTCGTCGTGGCGTGACGCGCTCAGTGAAGCGCTACGGCATGCCGACGTTTGCACCGAGCGCACCCATTCGACCGAACCGTAGCGCGACGCACTGTAACGCACATTACGAGCCGGGGGGCCGTGTTGTGTGAATTCATAGACAATACTGGGGGAACAATGCTTACACGAGAATGGCAAGACGCTATTGAGGGCTTCCTGGCGCACGAGCGCGCCGGAGGGAAGCGGACCAACACCAACCGGGCACGGCGGGAACACCTGAACCATCTGGCGCGACGGGTGACGGTAGGCCCGTGGGAAGTCACTGCCGACCTGCTGCTCGACTACCTCGAAGGGCAGGAATGGGCCACAGAGACCCGCCGAGGGCGACGCACAACGTTCCAACGCTTCTACGCATGGGGCCTGTACCGGGGTCACGTCAGCCTGAACCCGGTGGACCTGACACCCAAGATCAAGATGCAGAAGGGGACAGCCCGTCCCGCGCCCGACAGGGTTTACCACGAGGCGCTGATGGCTGCGGCCCCTCGTGAACGCCTCATGTTGCGCTTCGCCGCCGAGGTGGGGCTACGCCGTGCCGAGGTCGCCCAGATACACACCCGCGATCTGATGGAAGACCTCGACATCCTCGAAGACGGCACGGTGCACTCGCTGATTGTGCACGGCAAGGGCGGGAAGGTGAGGATCGTCCCTTTGCCTGTTTCGCTCGGGCGCACGGTAGCCGCTGCCGAGCCGGGCTACCTCTTCCCCGGCGATGACGCAGGCCACCTCTCACCCCGCTACGTGGGCAAGCTCATCCGGGACGTTCTCCCGGGTGAGTGGACAATGCACACGCTCCGCCATAGGTTCGCGACGAGGCTATACGCGCTCACCCGTGACATTCTGCTCGTGCAGGAGACCCTTGGTCACGCCTCCCCGAGCACCACACGCATATACGTCCCCTACGACCGTGAGCGCGGCCGAGGGGCGATCAACACGCTTGCCGGTTAGGCTCCCCGCATGGATACTTTCGACGGGTCATTCCTGGTCGCCTGGATCGCAAGCGCGCTCGTGAGTGCGGTCCTGCTGTACTTCATCATCCGCTTGGCGGTGAAGCACGGCATCCAGGACACTCGCAAGCCGGGGTGGGAGCGGCCTCCAGACTCGCTCCCACCCCGGTAGCCAACTGCACCAAAGTGAGACTCTTAGGGCATGTCGAAGATCGAAGTGTCGATAGCGGCGGCCAGGAGGACGTGCCCTGACGGATTGGGGTGCAGTCCGTCGCCAGTGCTTGCAGCTTTGAACAGTCCTGAATCCCGAGCGGATTCAATCGCGTCTGCGATCTCGATGTACCCGGCGAGGGGGTGCCCCGCTTCTCCTGCGCGGACGGTGTTCGTTGTCGCACCGATAGCCTGAGCGGCGAACGTGGAAGGGTTGAGCGGTGCTCCGTCCCTGACCCAATTGTTGTAGTCCACGCGCTCGGTGTTCCGCTGTGGCACCTGGATTGTCTGGTTGCCTACCGTCGCCCAGGAGTCCGTCGATGTCGTGTTGGTCGGCGTCACGGTGGTCTGCCAGACCTTGGCGCCGCCCGCGCCGGATGCGCGCCACACGCTGATTGTGTCAGCCTGCACGTTCTCCGTCGTGCGGTTCGTGCGGAAGTCGTTGACGCCGAGCTGGCAGATGATGTCCGTGCATCCGGGGATCAACACCTTGCGGCGGAACTGCGAGGCCTGCGCGACGTTCTGTGCGGTCTCCCCTGCGGCGCTGATCTTGACCAAGGGCACGAGGTCCGCGGAGAGCTTGCGTGAGAACGCGCCCCAGTCCTCCAGCGTGTCGCCGGTCCCGGTGCCGATGCTGTCACCGAGAAGGCCGACAATCGGCAGGTTCTCCGATCCACCGCTACCCAGAACGGCGACCGGCCCGAACGTGCGCCCCGCCGTCGTGCCGATGCTTCCCGAGGTCGTCAGATCGGACGGTGAACCGCTGTTCGCTACGCCCTCCCCAGTGAAGAATGCATTCATGGCTGTGACGCTGAGCGGCCACGTCTGCCCGCTCGTCACGAGGACATAGGTGCGGGTGAAGAAATATCCGTCAGTGATGTTGCCGACTGATGCCGGATCAGACATCACAGTCGCGCCCGGTTCGATCACGACATCACGCTTGCCGTTGAAGAACACCGGGATGAACGCTCCCCCGACAGTCTCGACGGCGGCGCGGACGGTGATACTGTTGGCTCCATTCGTTTCGCCTACACCGCTGGATTGGACGCGCCAGTTCGAGTAGACCAGCGCGACCGTTGACACCGGCCCGGTAGTGGGATGCCGTAGGCGCGCATTCGATCCCAGGTCTGTACCGTTCGATGTCTGACCCTGGTTGCCAGGCACGCCTGAGTGATACGCGACGGGGCGCAGGTTGCGGAATGCAGAGAGTCCGAGTCCGCCCCGAAGTGGCACATAAGTGCCAGTGAGGTTCGGTTCGGACAGTCGCCCTACGGTCGTCAACTCATCCAGCTCATCGAGCCCAGCGCCCTGCGTGATAACGGTCGTCGTGAGCGTCCCGAGGTCGGCCTCCAGCTCGGTCGAGACATCTTCCAGCGGTGCCCGAATTGCGTCCAGGACGGGCGGGGGGAGTAGGTAGGTGTCCGGGTCGATGAGCGGGAGCGACGTGTACGGTTCGCCCTGCTGCATGAGTGCGATCAGTTCCTTGCGGACGATCGCGGCGATGTCGGCGTCAGTGGTCATGGCGGACCATCCTCTTGATGACGAGTCCTGCGGCGACGAGGAGCACGGCGGCGGCGAACGCCCAGCCGGTTTCAGCGCCCGTCGCGGGGAGTTCTGTGAGCGGGGGCGGGGTTGCGGGCACCTCGGTCACCGGTGCCTCAGAGCCGGGCTCTTCGGTGCAGGGCTCGTCGGTGAGGTAGGCGGTGAGTTCCCAGACCGGGTAGTAGGTCTGTCCTGCGGCGTTCTGCGCGTAGACGTAGCCGGGGTCGATGGCTTCGCCCTCGGGGGTGAGTGTCGGAGCGGTCGCGAAGTAGCTCCAGCCCATCGTGTCGACGGGCTGAATCCACCCGTCGTTCTCGGTGCCGCAGTTGTCGAGCCACTGGGGCTCGGGCGGCTTACGGGAGGTCACTTCTGCACCTCGACGTTGGTTGCGGCGGTGATGCCGACTGCTCCGAGGAGGACACCTGCCGCGGCTGCCGCGGCGGTTCCGTACTCCGGTGCGGCCACGGCAACAACGGGTGCGGCTACTGCGACGGCGAGGCCGGTCAGGTAGATTCCGAGGCGGATTCGGGGGTGGTTGGCGAGCATGATTGGTCTCCTGTCAGTTGGCGAGGTTGGGGATGAGGTCGAAGAGGAGCACGGCTCCGGCGATGATGATCGCGGCGATGCTCGTCCAGGGGATGCGCTTGGAGGCGATGTCGGCGGAGAGGGCGGCGATGCGCTTGTCTACTGCGGAGAATCCGTCGTCTACCGTCTTATTGCGCTGCTCCCACTCGTTGCGGCTGACGGTCGATGTCTTGCCCTCGCGGATGTCTGTGCGGAGTTCCGCTACTGCTTCCTTCATGCCCCTGATCTCCACCGTGAGAGCTGCGAGTGCGATGTGTCCGGACGCTGGGAATGCTTCGTCGTGGTTGCTCACGGCTCCGCCCCCACCACTGACGCCTCTGCGATGCGTCGTGCTTCGAGTTGCAGCTGCACGTACTGTTCGCGCGGCACGTCGAAGCGGTAGCGGCCTCCGGGGCCGATCAGCTTCGTGACCCAGCCGTTGCCGTAGAGGCGTGCCCACAAGCGCGCGCGGTCGATACTGGTCGTGACGAGGTAGCCGATCTGCTTGTCGTCATCGCCGCGCAAGTCTGCGCCGACCAGCATCCACTCGTCTGTGCCGGTGCTACGGTGGCCGAAGCTGTACTGTGCCATGTCGTCCTCCTCGGGGATCGGTTCAGGCTTGGGTGCGGGGGGTGTGCTCTCGCCGCCCGTGGGGCGGTTGCGGTGCTGGTCGCGCCATGACTGGTATTCGAAGTGGTGCTGTTCGGTGGGGTCGCCTGCGGCGGTGCGAATCCACCCGCGCTCGGCCATGAACGCGATGAATCCCGGAGTGCGCCAATCGTCTGAGTCGAGGCCGAGACCCTTCGAGTGCGCGGAGGCGTCCGGGTGGAGCGCGCGGGAGTGGCCCGGGTAGGGTCCAACCCCGGCCACGTAGGCGTTCCATGCCCGCCACATCGAGAGCTGCTTGTAGTAGTCCCGGTGCGTGGAGTTCACGTCGATGCGTCGGCCGAGGTCGGCCTCAGCGCGGATGAATGATGCGGCGGCTTCGGGCGTGAACCCCACGCCGTCGCGGACCCAGTGGATGGTGGGGGCGCTCACTCGATCGCCTCCCCAGTCTGTGCCCGGAGCCTCATCGTGGCGGTGCCGTTCATAGCGTCGATGTCGTACTCGACAGCTCGTATGTTGCCTTCGAGAACGCCCGCACGGTGGTGGACTTCGAGTGCGTTGGCGGGCCGTACGTCGAGACGTGCACGGGCCTGCACGTTGATATCGTGCCCGCGAATGATGGTGCGCGTGGCGAACTCGTCAGCGATGCTCCCCGCGGGCTGAGCACGCTCGACGCTGATCACGCGGCCCTTGGTATTGACACCGGTTCCCGATCGGTCGTACCACTCGATGCGGTTGCCGGAGGTGTCGGTGTAAGTGCCCTTCACGAGCACGGCGTCGGCGTAATCGGCATCCCGCGTGACGGTCTCCCGGAGTCCGGTGACGATCGGGTCGGCATCGGACGGTGCGCCCTCGTCCTCGGTATACGTTGCGAGCTTGATCGTTCCCCCCACGATGTCGCGCGCACGGTTGGCGAAGAGGATTCCCCAGTAGTCGTAGAGGCGGCATCCGATAGCGTCGAGCTCGGGCCGGATGAGGTCGATGTGGGACTCGCCTTGCAGCATGTCGCGGCGGTCCCCGGAGGGGATAGTGGTCGAGAGGACTATGGCGTCGTTGGTGACTGCACCACCGCCGAACACGTCCCCAATGGAGTAGTTGACGAGCCCTGCGACGGTGGTCGCGCCAGTCGGCAGGACGGTGGTAGCGATGCGGCGCTTGTCGGCCATCATGAGTTCTGAGCCGCCGAGGTCTACTGTGATGCGCCCGTTGATGTAGTCGCGGTCAATAGTGCGAATCCACAGGAGCGCGTAAGAGTCGTCGCTGAATCCGCCATACGAGCCAGGCAGGTAGGAGTGGATGAGCGGCGCTCCGAATGCGTCGTACTCGTATTGGCGGGCACGGAATCGGACGGGGCTAAAGCTGAGGGGGTCCTGTGCTTGGGGGTCGAGAGCTGCCCACGTGGCGGCGGTGGCCCCGTCGAGCGTGAGCGTGGCGGCGGTGAAGTTGACGCGATCCATGTCCATCGATGCGACGAGGCGGGTGACGGGCAGGTCGGTCCAGGAACCGAGGTAGACCTGGGCGTCTACCTCGAACCAGATACGGCGGGCGGTGGGCGTCGTCACGACGGCACCTCCCGGAAGGGGATCAATAGTTCGGTGTTGGCGGCGTTCTGGCGCACGCTGATCGTTCCGTCAGCGATGGCGAAAAGCATGTCTGCGTGCGGCGCGGTCGGGTGGGCGAGCTGGTAGTCATAGTTCCCGGCGAACCATCCCATTCCGGCCATGGCGTCGGCGGGGTTGGAGAAGACTGCGGTGAGCGTGCCTCGCCGGAGCGTGGGAGGGAACCAGACCGTGCGAGATTCTTCCGACTCGAGGAGTTCCATGACGCTCGTGCGTGTATCGCGACCGGCCTCGTAGGGGAATCGGATGCGGGTATCAGGTGTGAGCTGATCTGTTGCCGGGTTGGGGGTGCTGAGGGTGCTCGGGGACTGGTTAGCAGTGGCGGTCCAGTCGTGCCTCACGAGCGCGCTATCGGATGTCGCCCCGTCGAAGTAGGTTCCATCGAACGTGGAATCGAGTTCCACGATCGCGTCGCGGAAGATAATCGCGTTTGTGCCGGTGATGGTGTTTTGCCCGTTTGCGACGGACAGGTTTACGTCACCGGATGCTGCCGTCGTGAACACGATTTCGCGGCGCGTCAAGACGGTCTGAGAGAAGATGCCCGACGCTGAAGCAGCCAGCCCGGCACCATCGGCGTTCACGCGAATCGATCTGGGAGACCCGCTTACATCGCCGAGTACCTCGACGGAGAAGACGTATGTTGTGCTCGGCAGAAGGTCAGTACCTACCGTCAGGGTGTCTACGATGACGCCGGTCGTATTGTCCCCGCGTCCGGTGCTCGTTGTCGTGAGCCGAGTATCCACGCCAGGTGTGGTCGTCAGGGTGCCGTGGGAGGCGATGCGGACATACCCCGTGTTGTTCACGCGGCCGGAGGGGTTGGCGAGGAGGTTGCGGCGTGCTTCGATGCCGGTCCAGGGGATGCGGGTGAATGTCATTCCCATGTCCTTCCGAGGCCGACAGGGACGCGGACGCCCTGGGACACTCCGTTCTGGAAGCGCTGGAGCGCTCCTAGTGCGGCGGCGTCGATGCTTGCGGGGTCGTAGGTGAACGGAATTGGTACGGGCGTCTTTGCGGACTGTTGCAGCGACTGGAGGCGGCGCTCTGCGGCGTCCGCGGTCTGGTTTACCTGACTGCGCCGGTCAGCCTCGGCGGCGGCTACGATCTCCTGGAGTTCGCGCGCTTTGGTCTTCTCGTCTTCGGTGGCGGCGATGACTTCGCGCCACCTGTTCTCGATGCCGAGGACGCTTTGCCCGACGTTGCCGACGATCGAGTCGGTTTCGTTGTACTGGTCCTTGGTCTGCTGGACGAGGGCGTTTATAGCCGCTTGCACTTCGCGCTGCTTGTCGGTCTGCCCGGCGTTGGCCGCGATAACGTCGTAGGTTTCTAGCCCGAGCTGCTTTGCGTCGGCCTGCACTTGCTTCCACTCGTCGGCTCTGTCCTTGTTGAACATGAGGTCCGATGCCTCCGCGACGATCTGTGCGGTGTCGAGGTAGTTGCGTCCTTCCTCCGCGGCGGCCTGGTATGCCGCGGACAGGCGCTCTTTAAGTTCGTCGGCGGCTTCCTGCTGGCTCAGGATGGTGTTGGTGATGACACCGATACCGGCCGCGGCAGCGATGCCAGCCGCCGCGCCGAGGGGACCGAACCCGCCAAAGGCGTTCGCTGCGGTCTCTTGGATAAAGTCACCTACGTCGTCCCACTCGCCCGAGAAGGATGCGGCGGCTTCACGACCGGACTGCTTGGCCTCGCCCGTTGCCTCTTGGAGTCCGTCGCCCACGCCTTTCTTGATGTCCTGACCGGCCTGCTTGTAAGCGCGGTCGATCTCGCGGGCTGTGTCTTTCGTGTCGTCTGCCAGTCGCTCGGTTTCCTTCTGGGCGTCTTTCAGGTCCCGCTCTAGCTGCTCCGGGCCGGATGACTTTCCGAGGTCTTCGAGGGCCTTCTCAGCGTCCTGTAGGGGCTCGATGACTCCATCCCGGATGCCCTTGTCAAAGGCTTTGGCATCGGCTCCGATCTGCACCTCATGCACGCGGCCCATCTACTTGCCTTCCAGATTGAATGCGGTTCGGACTGCGCGCTTGGCGGCCTCTACCCAGAGCAGGGTGAAGCGCTCTACTGAGGCCGATACGGCGGGATCGACTACCTTGCCGCGCTTTGACGGTGCGCCGAAGGCGTTGCCAAATCGCCGCTTGTAGGGCTTGCCTCTGCTCGATGTGGTGGCGACCAGATAGGAGGGATTTCCGCCATGCTCGGCGGGGTTGCCGACCACTGAGAGGCTTCCCCCCGAGCGCAGGACAACCCCGGTGGCGTCTACCGTCGCCCGTGCTCCCTCTACGAGAGCGCGGGTCTGGAGTCGGCTCGCTGAGCGTCCCTCTAGTTCGTCGGCCCATATGGATGAGCCTTCGGATTCGGTGTCGCTGGTGATGGCCTCGCGGGCGTCGGTCGGGACTCCCCGCGCGGCGACCAGCATGTCGCTTAGCGGGGAGTCCACGAGGAGGCTGATCCGGCCTGTCACCGGACTCAGGGGGTTGCGACGGGCTGGCCGATGACAGCGAGGTCGAGGTTACCGACGTGGCGTGCGGTGCCTCCGCCAATGGCGGCATGCTTCATCCGCACATTCACCGACCGCCCTGCGCCTCCTGACTGCGGCGTGTAGACGATCGGAACGACGGTGCCAGCGAGTGTTGCCGAGACCTTCGACAGCGAGTCGGCGGTGGTGTGATCCTGGTGGAACTCGACGGCGGCGCGCCACGTCGGAACGCCGGTCATCGCCTGCACGTCGCCGCCGATATCGGCGACCTGTTCCTCGGGGGTCGTGGGCGTGAGGACGAACGAGGTGACGCCGACGTGCGTGTCTCCGTCGATGAGGATCGTGCCGGTGTTGCCGTAGTAGGCGAGGTTCTTGACGATGGCCATGGTGGGCTCCTTACTCGGGTAGTGCTGTGGAAACGAGGGCGTGCACGCTGACCCGCCAGGCGAGCGGGCCGGGGCTGAGGCGTTGCTTGCGGGCGATGTCCCAGTTGATTTCGTCGTGCCCGTCGAGAGCTGCGATAAGGCTCACGACGTGCTGGTCTACGGCGTTCTCTGCGCCATCGCCGGTCTGGGGGTCGGAGATGATCAGGTCGCATGAGGCGTATACCGCACCGCGACCAAGCGGCCCTGTAGGGTCTGCGGTGTTCAGCTCGGTGAACTCGAAGTAGATGACAGGGGCAAGCGAGGTGATCACCCCGTGCAGCTTCGGGACGGTCTCCCACGATTCGGGCAGGCTCGGCTTGATGAGCGCGTCAAGGTCAGCACGAAAAGTCGCGATGCTAGAGAACATGCGGTTTCCCATCCCTGGGGCGGATGATGTCCCGGATCAGGCGTTCGCGCTGGGCGGGGGTGAAGGTGAATCCTTCTGCTCCCACCTCGCCGCTGTCCGTGGTCACGTGCTCGCTCTGCCATACCTTCTTGGCGACCTGTAGCTGCGCGTAGACGTATGTTTTGGGCGTCACTGCACCGGCTCCGATGATCCCGCCTTCGACGTGGAGGGCGTCGGGGTCGGGTGCGGGAGCGCAGGCAAGGACTTGCTCACGAGCGGTCGTGAGGATCATGTCGCAGATTTCGAGGTTGATGAGGGGAGCGTCGGGCCATGCGGCCAATAGACGTTCCTGTTCATCGCTATCAGCGACTCCATACCACTCAGTCATTGCCTGCGCTCCCTGGGGGACTCAGACCAGGCGCTTCCAGGTGACGGAACCGTCTACGACGGTTGCGCCAACTGCGGGAGCGGTCGGTGCGGTTCCCGAAGAGGTGCCCGCCACGACTGCCTGGTAGACGACTGCGGAGACCTTGGCGAGGTCACCGACCGCGTATGCGGTCGTGTTCGCGCGGGTGTCTGCGGTTCCGACGTGGACGACGGCCTCGGGGCGGACAACGAACGTCTGCAGGTACGCGTGCAGAGCACGGTCAACACCACCCCTGGCGAGGTCGAGCGCGTCCACGCGGAGCGGGCCCCCGGGGAGTTCATCGAACTCGACGGCGCGACCGGACCCGACGATCACAGAGGTGGTGCTGGTGATGCCGGTGTCGCCGACGACGAGGCGGAGGCCGTCGCCGGAGCCCTGCCAGTCGGTGCTCGCGGTGAAGTTGACGAACTCGGGCAGGAGGTCCTTGGGGGTGTAGATCAGTTCCTCGTAGGCCAGTTCGTTGGCGATGATGAACGTCGGGGTGTCCCGTCGCCCGTCTGTCTTCTTTGCCTTGACGGCGAGGATTGCCTGGATCACCTGGCCGATGGAACCGGCGTAGTCGTGACCGTCCACCGAGGGGTAGGTCTTGGGGGCGACCGGGAGACCGGCGGTGAGTCGCCAGGTCTCCAGCGCGCGCTCGTCGGACCAGACAAGGTGGTCCTCCAGCACGAGTCGGAAGAACGCCTCAAGGGCTTCCTCGGCTCCGGGAAGGTCGAAGAACTCGCGGGCGATATCAGCACCGAATGCCCACTTGATGAGCGTCGATACCTGCGCCTTGGAGAATCCGACCCCCGAGGCAATCTCGGTCTTCTCCCCGGCCCACGTCGCGCCGAGGCGATCGACCGGTGAACCGCTGGTGCCGCGGTGGAGGGTGTATCCCTGCTTGCCCCCGAGGCTGATCGCGGTGCCGAGGGTTCCCAGCGTGATGTACTCGCGAATGTAGGGGACACCCTGGTAGAGCTGGCCAAGCCACGCGGGCCGGGCGATTTCGCCGCCCGCGGCGAGCCCTACCGTGGTGATGTCGCTGAGGGCGGCGAGCACCTGGACGGCGTCGGCGGGGGGTGCGGCGTTGAGCGGATTGCGGATGGCGGCCATGGCGGCGAGGACGTGCTGCGCCGAGGGGCCGTTGTTCTCGCGCACGACTACGGCGGTGCTCGGTGTGCCGAGCGTGGGGGGTACGGCGGCTGCGAGAACGTCGGTCGTCGCTGCGGTTTCGGTCGTGGTCTCCGCCAAGGCCTCTGTGGTTTCGTCCACGGTGGACTCTCCTTCGGTTGTGGCCGGTGTGGCCGGGGTGGTTTCGGGGGTGTCGCTGGCGAGCACCATGGCTCCGTCGAATGCTCCGCGCTCCACGAGTGCGGAGCCCCAGAGGCGGGCGTGACCGGCGACGAGCTTGCCCGCGCGGATCATTGCGGGGCCGAACTCGCCGGAGAGTCGCCGACGCTTGCCCTGCGGGCTCGTGGCGTCGGCCAACGCTGCGTCGCCGGCCGGGGTGCGGGCGATGGCCCAGGTGCAGTAAACGCCGTCTGCCTGGTCCCACACGCGAGTGCCGCGGCCGACGTTGTTATGCCGCTCGTGGTCGAGGTTGAGGCCGATGATCGAGGGGTCCGCTATTGCTTCGCTGAGGTCGATCGCTCCCGCTTCGACCATGAATCGACCCGCGTTCGTGCGGCCTTCCTCGCCGTAGGGGATGAGTCGGCCGGTGATGGTGCGATCTTCGAGGTTGGCGAGAACTTCGCCGCCTTCGATTTCGATCAGGTCCATTAGTCCTCGCTCGTGGGATTGGTGCTCTGCTCGGGCACATTGAATACGTGGGAGAGGTCGCCGCGGATGGACCGGCCGGGAGCGCATACGTCATCGAGCGACATGCGTGCCTCGAATGCGAGAGTCATGCGGCGGGCTAGACCGAAGCGCCAGAGTTCGTTCGCGGCTGCACCGTTCTGGACGCCGGTGTATCGCATCTCGGTCCCACCGCCAGAACCTCCCTGGCGCACACCTTCGAGGAGGCTGGCGGGGGTGCTGGTGTGGTTGGCGATGTCGAGCCGGACGGCGTTGCGACCGGACTCGTACAGGTTTACTTCGACGGCTCCGGGCATTTCTACCCCGAAGGTGTCGGGCTTCATGGCGACTGATCCGTTGGCGGATTTGCGGCCGGTGATCCATTGATCGCGGAAGCTGGCGCGCTCTTCTACGGTCCAGCCGTCCCATACGTTCCAGGGGATGTCGAGGATGGTGAGGGGCACGGGGTTGTTCAGCCGGTCCATGTAGGCGGTCTCGATCTGGCGGGCCTCGCGGATGGTGTCGATCCCGTCGACCATGAGCCCGTTCTCGCCGTAGCCGAGGGGTATGACTACGGGCTTGGCCCGGTACGGTGCCCACTTGCCGTTGATCTTGTCGGGGTCGATCCAGACGGTTCCGTCGTCCTCGATCCTCCAGAGTCCGAACGGGATGTGCAGCGCGTCGGACATGTCTGCGGTAAAGCCGACGCACGCCCAACCCCAGAAGAAAAGATCAGAGCCGACGCCGTAGCGGCGGTGGTACGGCGAGACGCCGGATGCGCCGTTGGTGAGCCATCCCGGCTGGTCTGCGACGCGGGTTGCTGCTTCCATTTCGTAGAACTCGACGGCGGAGAACTCGGTGCAGTGGATGCCGTGCGCGCGTTTCAGTGCGGGAACGCGGAGGCATATCTCGCGGGTGATCACTTGAGCCTGGGAAAGCAGGCCGCCGAGCGCTTCGTCTACGGCAAAGGTGACGAGGGAGTCCTGCGGTGCCCATGGTGAGCTGATCGCAAGCGGTGCGGTGGCACTCGACGGCGGAGCGTATGACGCCTCGATCTGCCTGCTGAAGATTCCCACGGCTCAGATACTCCGGAGATTCACCGACACGGATTGTGTCGACCGTCTTTCTCGGCGTGTCGCGCGGAGCCTGTTGGCCTCGTTCGCGCGATAGGGCTCTATGTCGTGCACGAGGATCTTGTGGTTAGCGGCGCGGTTGTTCGCTTCCTCCAAGTTGAAGGAGAACGCTTGCCAGTAGGGACACTCATCACAGGTGGTGACCACAGAAAAGGGGGTGCGAT